CAGTGTTTTCGGAATTTACGACTCCATCATCAGAAAATAAAAACACACTAAAATCAGGATTTAAATGTAATGGGAAACTGTTATTTGAAGTCTCTTTAGTAAGAGTTGAGGTTGGTAATCTATCCGACCTCATAATTATTTGGTTACTACTATTCAGTATGTTATTATAAGAATATGGTGAAGTAGTGTATTTAGGTGCGTATGTGTATCCATCAGCATATGAAGTAGTTGTAAGTGGTTGTAATGAAATAATTTGCATCATAGCGGAACCTCCCTCTACAATCTCATTACTAAAGTATCCTCTGTTATCTACTGAATAGATGTTTTGGTAAGGTGCTTTAATTGTACAAGGTACCGCAAAGACAGTATCCCATTCAACTTGGAATCCATTTTTATCTGTTACAAAAGATTTTATAGACGCCGCATTGTGAATCCCTGTACCACAAACGTAATTTAAAGCGTAAGACCCTGTTGGGGTAAACGATAAATTAGTTAAGTCTAAACTTGAATAATAACTAGGAAGTGTTGATGTAAACCCTGTAAATCCTGCGTTTGATGGGTTTGTTTCAGGCACAAAATGGAATGAATCATAATACAAGTTATAACCTAAAGCGTCGGTTGTTGCAACATTTGACAACATAGTATGTCTAACGGAATTAACCCCACCTTTTATTGGGTGATTTAATTTGTATTCCCCTGTAACCGTTAATCCAGGAACATCCCATGTATTGTAACCAAATAACCTACTTAAATCGTAACTGTTTTCTTTTCGAGAAGAATAAGGGTCAACACCTCTAACTAAAAACACCAATACTTGATTTTCATAGTTATCGTATGAGGTTAAAGGATTTTCAGGATATGTACCGTTCCAACAGTTATTATAATTAATATATTCAATTTTCATTGTATTGTTTAAGTACCTATCATTTAATGATAATTGGTTTGAGGTGCATAAAGTATCAAATGAATTATAAGTCATTGCGGTTATAACTTGAAAATACTCAACATCCATTGGGAATTTTGCGTATGTTGCGTCGTCAGGATTTTGAGTAATGGAATAAGGGGTACTCTGTAATGGTAAACCATCAAAAGAAGATGGGTTTGAGTATGTAACAGTGATTGTTGACCCAGGCCCATCATTTATAGAGGTTCCTGTGATACTTTTTGTTGCAAATTGATTTAGTTGTGTAAAACCTGTTAAATTAACGTCTTGGGATAATGTTGGGTCTTGGAATGACACAATTTGTCCCGCAGTAAAATCAGCTAATTTACTTTCTTTACACATTATCGCAATAACATTGTCATAGTGATAAGTTGTAGTCGGATTATTTAACGTTGTATCAAAAGTGACCTTAATTCTATTTACTCCACCTCCAGGATTTGTCCCTCCAAAATCATCAAAGTATTTTGCCTTGTTGTTAAATAAGTTAATTCTTTCAGTGATAGGAATACTACTAGTAAAAATATGTCTGTCGTTACCACTACCATCATCACCATATTTAGCCATTTGAGGTGCAAATGTTTTAGGTCCTGACCCTGTAAATCCTGCACCTGCCATTACTGTTTGGAATGCCGATGGGTAAGTGTAAGCGGGGTTAATATTATATTTAGTATTGTCAGTAAAGTTAGTTAAAAATGAATTACCTCCTGAATTTTGTATAATACCTTCAGTATCAACGTTTACAGGACTTGTACCAGGATTATTAAACTCAAGAGACTGTGGGTCATCACAAGAACATAACTCACAATCATCATAACTTAAATTTGGTAAATTTAATTTGACAAAATATTCCCATAAAGTTAACATTTTATCAATTAACTCTTGCATATCCTCAAAATTAGGACAATCTAATTCATTAACATTAGCAAATAAGTTAATAACCCATATGATACCATTTATAAATCCGCAAATAATAATAACAATGGTAAAAACTACGGCAACCAAAATTGCTAAAATAGGTCCAAGTATGAATTTTAATAAAAACGCTAATACGTGACATATTACCAATACCAAATATATAACAGGTTTAAAAATAAACATCATTATGGTAAACAATAGATAAATTATATCAAATCTAAGAAACGCGTCGTTAGTAGGAAATTTAACATTTTCACTTTCGCATACGTCATCTAAAATATGTTTTACCGCAATAATTCTACTAGCGGAGTAACCATTTCTATATTGGTCAATTAATTGGGATACCGTATAAACTTTATTATATTGCATATCATAAAACGTATCATCACAATCAATTGCTGCTTGGATGTCTGAGTAGTCGTTCCAATCTAAACTAAATGAGTATGACTTAATAGCATCGGTAACATTTGACGATGATGCGGATGGATTTAATAATGGGTCAATTCTAACTCCTCCTCCATCTATTTCCCATCCGTGTTCTTTAACATTAGGTACTAAAAAATATCCTCTTTTAACATTTTCAGATAAACTTGGTGACTGATTCCATTTAACTTTAAATCGGTATTTACCTTTAGTTGGAACTCCTTTTTTAGGGTCATTAGATAATACCTTTTCTCCGAATTCATTTGTAATATAATAATCTAGATTCATTGGGACATCTATTAACCATGTACCATTCTCGTCAATTACTTGACCTCCTCCCTCTAATTGGAATTCTTCAAGTACGGGTCGTCCGTTTACGTCCTGTTGGATAGTTTGTCTAATGGCTAAAATCTCTCCAGGCCCCGCAACTAAATTACATAAATTACCTTTACCTATCTTTGGTTTACAATTTTTCTTTTGAGTGTACTTGTCGGCGTCTGATATTATTGACCCCATAAAAATTGCGGTCGGTGTAATATCTACATTAGATTCGCTAGTTAAATCAAAATCTGTTCTAACAATACCTAATGTACAAATTTCGGCTTGACCCCAAAGTGGTTCAACTTCAATAACTCTATTAATACTAATAATTTGAGGTAATGAATTTAAATTAGGGGAACTTTTAAATGTAGTACCCGCTACTTGGGATTCAGTCGCGGCACCAACTCTAACTAAATCTTGTGGAGATAGAGAAAATTCTCCAATATCTGATAAATCAACATCAACATGTATTGTTTGTTCCCCTACAGGAACACCAAATATCATAAAGTCACCACTATCATTAGTTTTTGCGGTGTATTTGTAATACTTGTCAAAAACTTCAATAAATGCAGGATTTATTAATACGTCTTCCTTATCGAAAAAGGTCCCTGTTGGGTTATGACCACTGTGTTGTTGTGTGTAAGGTAAAAGATTATATCTGTAACCATCCTCATTAACATCTGTTAAGGATTTGTATGGATAAAGTTCTGTAATAACAGGATTATTTACATCTTCCTCTGATAAAGGAATAAAAATTGATACCTTGGCGTTTGGTATACCGAAGCCGTTATTAGCGGTTACTCTACCAATAACTACTCCATAATCAGAGCATTGTCTTGTGTAAATTTGACTTTGTAAAACCTTTAGGGATAAAATTTCAAGGTATTCATATTCTTGTTCAAGTAATACCTTTAATGATTTATCGACACCTACTTCGGTTCTTATTCTATATGAATTTGACATTCCTTATCTTTTTTGATAAATAGTTTATATACCATTTTCAAAAAGATAATCCATAAATTAATAAAATAAATTATCAAGAGAAATTAACTGTAGATAGGTTTTTAATTCTGATGTTAATATCTTTACTAGGGTACCTAACTTGGTATGTCTGACTAGCTTCGGCAAATATAGTATCGTCAATCAAACCAATTTGTTTAGTATCATTATCAATGTATCCTTGAGATGTTTGAGATGACGAGTATTGTCCTCCAACCTTATTAAACACTTGGATATCTGACACTGAGATAACTCCGTTTTGGGATTGTATTTGTCTTCTAATCTCAGAAATATAAACGTTTTCCCCCATCTGTCTATTTGTCGGTGAAAAATATTCAGTAACTAAATTTACAATTTGAGCGATTAACGCACCTTGTGTTTGACTATTGTCTAAAACAACATCAATATTCAAAGTTAAGTCAATCACGTTAGCGCTTTCAACAGATATATAATCATTTAACATTCTGTAATTAGACAAATAATTCGCAATATTATTTTTAAGTGTGTTAGATACAATTTCAGTTAGATTACCTGATTCATCGTATGATAACATCTTAATCTTTATTTTATTATTTTCTTCAGTAATCGCAACTTTAGCAGGTGCTCCAAACTGAGAAGGCATCATTCTGATTATTGAGTCGTAGTCGTTTACCGTAACCGCTCTGTTCTGTGCTGAGAAGTTAAAAGTTACTAAATTCCTAACCTCTTCTGTTGTTGGAGCGGGAGCTCCTCCAATTGCTGCGGTAACATTATTACAAGATAGTGAGTTTACAACAGTTGTATTTACAGATGCTGATGGTCCGTTAACATAAAACGAAACAGTTCCTACTTGTGTGATAACATTAACACCTAAGTTACTACCAGACCCTCCACCAATTCTGTATTGTACAAATAAAGTACTATTTGGTTTCAAGACGCTACCCAACGCAAAATTGTTAGAATACTTATATAAATCAAGTTTAAGCCCATTTCTTGCGAATTCTCTTAGTTGTTCATCTGCCGACTGACTACCACCCCCAAAAGTCATTTTTAAGAATCCTTCAGGTGTGTATTCAGTTATAAATTTAGTGTTCGTTGTTAAATATTTTCCTACTTTTATACCAGGTTGGTCAGATACTTTAGTTGGGTCCTCCACAAAAACTCTATCTTCAACAAGAGCTTTAACTTCATACCATCTATTATCGTTACCTAAAAATTCTTGTGGTGAAGGTACATTAGCATATTGTGTACCATCTTTTAATAAAACGCTAGTTACACCTAAAACATTTTTTTCAGGTAAGAACATCTCAAAAAATGGTTTAATATCATTTGCGGTAATTGTTCGTTTAAAAACTTTAGTAACACCGTTTACAACTGTTTCTCTTTTAACAATAGTATAATTTAATAACTTATTATTCGAATCAAAATTAGGTATTTTAAGTCTATTAGGATATCCCTCAGCATTTATTGCGGATGAAAAATCTATATCATATACAGTTTCAAATACTTGACCCGCACCGTTAACTTGAGCGCCTCTTCTTAAAATACCACAATATCTTAAATCCTCTTTATCCCCAAAAGCGGGTACAGTTATTGCAAAATCAACAAGAGCAACTGATGGTCTTTGACCAGGGATTTTAAGTCCATAAGTTCTCGCGATATTAAAAACTGACGACCTTTGTTGTGCGTATTGTAGTACCGTTTCTTGAATACTTCTATCAATATTAAATTGTAGGTTGTCGGTAACCGCGGCATTTAAATCTAATAATGCAGAGAATACTGAAGCATCATTAAAATTGTCGATAAGTTCAGGATAATAAAGTCTTGTGAAATTTATTAACTCAGTTCTTATCTGTTGGAAATCTCTAGTTGTATACGATATTTTTTTATTTGCCATGTTACTTTATATATTAATAATTACAAAATCACTCGGATTAAATGCCGATGATGTGATAGTATAATCTATTTTAATTTTAGCAGTGTGTTCCTTTTCTCCAATACCAGGAACCACATATTCCCGTTCATTATTATTATTAATGAAGGTTCCTTTGTTTTCATCTTCTAATGAAGCGTCTTGGATACTAATGTTGGTAATTGTAATATTAGGTATGTATTCGGAAACCGCCTCTCTTATTTCAGATTCTATATCTGAAAAGGTAGGTCCGTCCAAAGGTTCAAAAATAAACTCATATAATCTAGTTCCAAAATCAGGAAGATAATATCTTGTTCCTTTTCTTGTTAATAATAAATGCACTAAACTACTTCTAATTTCTTCATCACTTTCTTCTGATAATGAAAAATAAGTACCTTTAGATGAGTCTCTAAATGGGAAATTAATACCATATGTTTTTCCTTCTGCCATATAATATAAATATAGTGTCGTGATATTTTCAATAAATAGTTATAAAATAAAAAATCCCAACACTATGTCGGGATTAATGTCTCGATTAAGATGAACAACCAAAACAATCAAATTGACTATCTTCAGGTTTTTCAGGTAAATTCATGGGACTAAAATCAACCTTAGGTATTTCAACTTTTGGTTTTGATTTCTCCATTTTAGAGATATCAACCGCCAAGTGTTTTGCTCCTGTGGATATCGCTTTAGTTCTTACATAGTAACACAAAGTTTTTAAACCTTTTTCCCATGAGTGGAAGTGACGAGGTAATCTTTGATAATGTTGGGTTGGCCATGTAGATATTCATTGATTGTGATTGGTCAATGAAGGGGGCTCTGTCTGCCGCCATATCAATCAATTCTTTTTGTGAAATTTCCCAAATAGTTTTGTATTTTTGAATTAGATGTTCAACTCGTTTAACTTTAAAGTTATATCGTTTATCCTCCAAATCAATATGATTGTTAAAGTTCACGTTTTGAATTGACCCTTCATTAATGATTATTTCATTTTTCAAATCTTCACTCCAAACCCCAATCTTTTCAAAATCACTAATAAGGTATTTGTTAACAATCATAATTTCACCACCAACAACTCGTCTATTAAATAAAGCGGAGTGTGCGGGTTCTGTCATTTCAAATGAACCAGTAATCTTAGCTGATGACGCGACAGGCATTTGTGCCGTGAATAATGAGTTACAAACTCCATGTTCTTTTACATCTTCTTTTAATTTTTCCCAATCCCAAAATAAGTTACCTTCACCTACTCCCCACATATCAAATTGGAATATCCCATTAGACATTGGTGACCCTTCAAAATGAGAATAAGGTTTGTACAGTCCTGATTTACATAATTCCATACTTTCAGTGATGGCCGCGAAATAAATTGTTTCAAAAATATTTTTGTTTAATTTACGAGCCTCTTCAGATGTAAAAATATAATCCATTAAATAGAAAACATC